TCAGCCGTTGCGGTGCGATTCGCCGATTATCCCATAAATGTTATATCCCTTGCTGGCCTTTTTGCCGCTGAGGGCTTCCCGGCAGGCCGCCACTAGATCGAGGAACGATTCGGCGTCCGACGCTTTAGGGGGGTGTTTATGTTCCTCTTCCCACAAGCGGAACGCCATTTCGGATACTGCGGCTTCTAAGTTGTTTTTGATGTGAGTCATCACTCTGCCCAATCAATGAAGGATAGCGCGTCTTCCACCGCTTGCGGATCGAGACCCGCCTCCTTGGCCTGTGTCAGTGCCTGAACCATCGCGCCAAAAGCACGGGCACGACCGCCCGCATCAAAGGCTTGCGCTGGACGCACGACGTCAATGGAGATTTGGCTGGCAAGCTTGTCGCTTGCTTCTTCTGCCATCATAACGGCCATGGGCTGCAAAATCCACTGCGCCAAATGCCGTTGAGCTTCCCTGACAAGCGGCCCCTGCGCGTTGCTCGCAAACATAGCGGGCAAAACACCGAACGCGGCAAAGATTGCGCCACGGGCTTCGCTGAGGGACTGCAAGGCCTGCGACGGCTGAAGGTCTGGCGTCACACCTTGGGGCTTCCAGTCCTGCGCTGGCGTCGGCCCTCCGGCAGCCGTCACGTTCACAGACTCACGGAGCATGACCCGGCCCCGGCGAGCGCGGAAACCACGGCCCAGCGTATCGAGGTCCACGTCGGGGGATTCGGGAAACGGAACGACTTGCGAGCCGAGCGGCGCGTTTTCGTAAACCTCAGCCAGCGCCGATTCCAACGTGTGAAGCAACCCAGCCGTAAGCTGTGCCCGGCGCAAGGGAGCCTGTCCTGCCCACGGTGCACCCGGATCAGGGGCTACGCGAAAATGCAGCACCTCGGCAGCCAGCACGGTTTCGTTCCGCCCGCCGCCAATCTCGGGAATGGCAACACGATAGGCCTTAGGCACGCCGTCACGGGTAGAGAGGTCATAGTCCACAATCGGGATGAGCTGGTCACGGATCAGAAACACCGCCTCGCCGCGCAGAGCCAGCGCACGGGCCGCGATGGCCATGTCCTGTCGCCGTAGCATGTCGGTGCCGGTAATGTCGGCCAGCGCAAAGCCGGATTCCCATAGGCTAACGCACGTTTGCACTGTCGCAGTCAGATCGCCCAGACCCAAGCGCCCCGCCACATACGCCTCCCGCGCGGCCATGACCTGAGAAGTATATCCCGCATTTGACGCCGAGCGGGTTTCGGGCTTGTTGAAGAAACGCTGTAACAGGCCCATTTTAGACCCTCCTGTATGGACGCAGCAGATCGCCAGCGCCAGAGTTCGCCATTGCCATCGACGGGGATATTTGATCGCCACGGATCGACACGTCGGCGGAGCCGGAGCTGAACCTGTTGACTCCCACGGGCAGCCTGCTTCCAGCTTCGATATATTTTGCATAGCGGCGGACGGCTTCCAGAACGACAGCAGGAGCAGGGCCAGCGCCGACCGAGCCGGTGATCGTCACCAGACCGCAGGGGAGAATATAGCCTCCCAGAGGGCCAGTTTCAGGCGCATAGGGCGCATCGTCGCCGACCTGAATCGTTAGCGATGTAACAGGAGCCAGCGGCGGCACAAACTCGCAGCCAGTGGACAGCACGCGCCATTCCACCGAGCGCGGCGTATAGCGAAAGGCGATGTGATACTCGATACGCTGCCACGCGACGGCCAACGCTGAGCCGGTCACGCCCTCGACGGCGGGATAGCTTTCTGGAATCCCCTCGAGTTGCGTCAAAATGGCTTGCTCTTTCCTCACGCCCTCCACCTCCGCAAGGCGTTGAGATACGCCGCAGGGGGCACATCTGGGGCAGGATTGAAGTGGCGAAGATCGGCCTCCGTGTCGTGATACGCTGGCCGCGTCACCATCGAGAGTTCAAACAGGATCGCCGCGAAAATGGTGCGGATCAGGGCTTTCCCCTCGGCTGGATTCTCTTCCGTCGTCTCTTCCGGCTTGGCGACAACCTCAGGCGGGGCAACGCGAAAGCCGGGGCTAATGCCGCCGATAAGGCCAGCTTCGAATGCCGCGATAAAATCCTGTGCCCATGTGCTTCGTAAGATTTCCGGCGTTAAGATCGCTTCGAAATTCAATGCCGCTGATGTGTCGGAGAGCAGCAGGGTGCCCGCCTTGCGTGACGCCAGCGGTTTGTCGAACGAATGCCCGATTAAGAGGTGAACATCCCGGTCGGCGTCTTCCACGGCGTAGGAAAACGCACGGGGTGCAAACTCTTCTTTCTTAGGCCGACGCCCATTGCCGCCTGCATCCATCACCGCGCGCTTGCGATAGGGAAAGCTGCCCCTCAGGCGGCGAGTGCCATCACCCGCCGCCCTCAGTTCCAGCCCCGCATCAAAGACGGGGGCCATCAGCTCGGGTCCGTGATCTCAAGGCCGGTCACAACCTGAAGCTGCGCCGGTCGAGCCACCGTAACGTCGGCAGTCGTGAGGGCCGTGAGCCGGAGACCGCCCGATTGCGCGTCCGAGAACGGATCGCGGATCAGATCGACCGCACCCCACAGGCCGACGAACACCGGAGCCACACCGCCCGCGCTTGTGGTCAGCAACGCCACCGGCGGCGTGCCTCCCGGCGTCGGCAGGGCATTGGCGGTCTGGACGATTCCCCCGAGCTGCGCCTTCGCGCGATCAAACTCGGTGACGCCGGAGCCGGTGAAGGCCTCGGTGCCATCCATGTAGCTCCACATTTCGGGACGAATCAGCGCCTTCACCGCCTCGGGGCCAGATGCCGCGTTCGCCGCCATGAACCGCACCACCGCAGCCCGCAGCGCTGCCCACGTTGCCGGACCCGCCGCGCTCGTGCTCGTAATGCCATAGGTGCCAGCGCCCGCGACGACGCCGAGGGGCTGACCGTTCGCACCCGTGCCGAGGAAAATCGCCTTGTCGAGTTCGGCGCCCATGGTGCCGGACATATCGCGACGGATTGCCTGTTCCAGCGCATCGCCCGATTGCAGCATTGCTTTTCGGCTGACACGCATGTGAATGCCCAGCGTCTGTTCGGGTTTCAGGGCCTTGTCGGTCGTCGCATAGGTCGTCGGACCGGCCACATTGGCAAGTTCACCGTTCGCCCAGCCTGCCGTGACCGCGCTGGTCGTCACCGGCCATTCAACTGCACCGCTGCCGATTTGGATCAACTGCGCTCCCATCTGCGCCGCCACGCTACCCGGAAAGAGCCGGTCTATGACGGGTCGGGTCTGGATCGGGTCGGGCGTGCCGCTGGCGATAGTTTCGCCGGCGCGGGTTTCCAACGCCATGAGCGGGACAGGGACGCCGCGATAGCCACCAGCGCTGCGAAGTTCCTGCACAACCTCAGCAGTTCGGCCCTCAAGTGTCCGGCCCTCGTCGAGAGCAAGCACAACCTGCCGCATCTCGAAACCGGCAACAAGATCAGCAAACTCGCGGTCGCTGCGGGTTTCGAGTTCGGTGCCAGCTTCGCGGCGCTCGCCATCTTCAGCGATCAACGCGGCCCGATAGCGAGTCTCGTTTGCCCGATATTCGGCGTCGAGCGTTTCCATCGACCGGATTTCGTCCGCCGTAGCATCGGCCTTCCCGGCTAGAGTGGAGAGTTCGGAGCGGATTTCGCTCTGGCGGCGAGAGATTTTAACGGATTCAAGCATTCAAGGAGTCCTATTCAGAGAGTGTGGAGGGAGGAGAGAGGCGCATAAATTCGCGCCATTGCTGCCGTTCTGGCGACAATTCTGGGTGCCCGCATTCGACGCGGGTTTTCTTGCTGTGACATGTGCCGCACAAGGTCTGGGTATTGTTGATGTCGAAGGCGAGTTCGGGATTGGACCGAAGCGGCTTGATATGATCGACCTGCAACCGCTGACTGGAACCGCACTTTACGCACGCGAAACCGTCGCGCCGCTTGGCCTGTTGGCGTATCGCTTTCCAACGCGCCGTTTTGTAAATGCTGGCTCCGTGGCGTTCCCATTTCATGCCCAGCCTATCCGTGCCTTTTGGCGAGCAGGCCGGGCAACTTGTCGGGCGCCCTCAGCAACCGCGAGCACCGTGGCGGCGGCAGCATCAATGCGACCGAGGGAGCGACCCTTGGCGAGCTTGGCGTTGCCTGCCGGATCGACAAGCGTAATGGCGTCCGCGAAAGCAGACCGGAGCAGGAGAGAGGGAAGTGTCTTGACCTGCCCGTCGAACAAAGCCCGCCTGAAGCGCTCGATGTCTTCCGCGCCGTCTTTCCATCCGAAACCGCGCCAAATGAAGGGGACGCGCGAGAGGCCTGCCTTGGCCATTGCTTCCGTGAATTCAGCATGACGGAACCGGTCGCCCACGATGCAAGTCACCGGATAACCGTCCAGTTGCCGAACCACGCTGGCCAGCCAAGGACCGGGGGGCACGGTATTTTCGCCCAGCACGGATAGTTCGCCGCGCTCGTGCATCTCCGAATAGCGACCAGATACGCCATCCGCTGCGCCACGATCAACGAGGCCAGGAAGCGCCGGGAAGGTGCCGATGGACTCAAGCCGTCCCGTCATCGGCCAAAACATCGCCGCCGCCGACATAGACCGCGAGCCGCCAAGATCGACGCCGAGCACGCACGGGCCATCCCGTTCCGGTAGTTCAGAAACCTCAGCAGATAGCCATTCGTCCACCGTCACCAAAACGGAACGATCCTCAGTCGAGACGCGCTCGTTTCTGTTGAGATTACGGAAGGACGCAAGGGCCGAGCCGCCCCGCGCAATTGCCCGCTGTGCCTGCGCTTCCAGCCATTCCAGCGACGCACCGATGCCCTCCAACGCCCCCGGGTTAGCCTGTAGCAGGGAGTCCCTATCGTCAGCAGGGAGGCCAAACGGGGGCCGATGCTCTTGAACAAAAGTTCCCGGCGGAGGTTCGTCTAGCCAGCGCGAGAAAGTGTTGGCGTCATCTGGGGCAGAGGTGGAAATGATGAGCGCCTTGCCGTTTCGTTTGCCCAGACCTGACAAAATAGCGTTTTCGAGCAGATCGCCTTTGTCGCGTTCCCATGCCGCCCGTTCGTCGAGGATAGCCAGATTAGGTGCCCCGCCCAGAATCGAACGCCCGTCGGCGGCAATGCAGCGCGCCAGACCCGTGCCGTTGTTGTCGTATTCGATTTCGAGCCGTGAGCCGCGCCGGATCGTGAAAAGTTCGCGCTCCTCCTCAGGCAGGCCGTCGATAAAGCCGACCATGAATCCAAATGCCGTTTTGGCCTGATCGCGGTTGCGCGCCGCCATGATAATCTCGCGACGCGGCTGGTCATCCCAGACACCCATGACTGCGCCAAGAGCTATTCCAGCAGACAGCGCCGTTTTGGCATTGCCGCGACCGATGCTTAGACACCCGACCATGACATCGGGGGCCATCGCCCCGCGCACAAAGTCTTTTTGGTATGAGGCCAGCCTGAGGGGTTCGCCCGCCTTCGGACCCTCGGGAATTTTGAGCGTTTCGAGGAAGGAAATGACGGCCTCAGCGGTCATATTTTTCCCCGGAATTTTGGGGAGAGAGAAAGGAAGACCCCCACCCCCGAAGCCCCCCCCCACAGGGATGCCTACTATTGGAACCAAGTCCGAGGGGGGTGTCCCCCGCCCGTTCCGCCCGTTTGTGACACCGGACGAGCGAGCGAGGGACGGGTCGGCGCTTTGGTTCTTCTGGCCGCATGGGCCGCGCCGACGTAACCAGCAAGGAGGCGTTCTCACCTTGCCGGATCTGGTCTCTTGAAACTGTGCTGGAGGTCGAACGCATGCGAACCATATGCCCGCAGCGCCGGTGCTGAGTTACCGCCGCACCCTAGCCTATCGCCCTCCCACGGCATTCCCATGCGAAACCCAAAGTGTCTCGGGATACCGAGAGGATGGAATAAGTCTGCCCGCCAAACGGCCCATCCGTCACGCTAACCGTCGGAACCGAATCCAGAGCATCCGGCCCAAGGATCAAAAGCCGCACGTCGCGCTCCTGAAAGTCTGCATCAAGGCGCATGGCTTCCGTCACGTTGTCAACCTGCACGTGAACCGCAATGCTGTAAGGCGTGCCGGGGTCGATGATACTCCCGCCCAGATCGTAAACGGGTTCGCCCGGATAGTTGAGCGTTCCCGGATGATACGGCCCACCGACCGCAGAACTGATAGATAGGGCTATGTCACGGAAAGCATCGTCGAGCATTGTGCTCAGATACGATACCGGTGCGCTAGCCTTTACGTCCCTAGTCGATGTAACAACTGCGGCCTGCGCCAAACCCATCAGCTATATTGTTCTTTCTGCGAGCTTCCACTCGCGTCCCTTCATCGACGGAGCTGAGAGTATAATGAAAAACCACCCCTGCTGGTCCAACAGAAAATGTTACCTCGGTTCGACTGTCATCGCCGACAGCCAGCGGCGTTCGACCTACTGTACCCAGAGTTTGTAGCAGGCAATCTCTGACGTGAGCGAGTGTCCGGGAGGTCACTACGTCATCTTGCACTTCTCGGCCGCGAATATCGTTAAGCGTTGTAACGCACCCAGCAAGGGATGCAGCCATCGCACCTAGTAATACCAATCGCATCGATGTCTCCCCCTAACAGGTACAAATCTACACGATTTGCGGTTTCTCGTCAAAATACTGGCCATTGCCGATAGAAGCCTGTGGCAAGGCCTTAGGACGGATCAAGCGCGCAACCCGCGCCATCGTCGCCAACTTCTATCGCTCGTGCCAATTCCATGAAGAACGGAGCGTCGGTTTGATTGTAAACTACGCCGTTGCTTGGCGTGGCAGCTTCCCGCAAATTCCTGGCTATTGCCTCTATGGTGTCGTCGCTGAGCTGACCGCCCTCGCGCAGGCCATTAACAATTGCCATGAGCGTCATCCGAAATGCACGATTGCTTATATCTAACGACATAAATTAATCCTCCCGAAAATTCTCTATCATTTTGTAAATTTATAGAGATACCCCGGAGCAGGGAAATGTAATTGTCAGGAAGTTGCATAAGAACCGCAACCTAACGGGAAACGCAAGCGGTGATGGTCTGCGCTGACACCACACCTAAGCACCCTCCTGCCCCAGACTTAGAAAACATCTCGGCAAGCGATAACGCTGGAACCTAAACACCGACAGTGAAGTTTTGTCTCTATATATATTTGGGCAAAATTCGGTGCCACGGTGCCACGCTTTTTATACTAAATTCGGTGCCACGCTTACGCGGCCTTTTGCAACGGTGCCGAAAAAAAATCGTCGAGGCATATCCGCGTTGCCTTGCCGTTGACCCGGAGCTTGATAAACGGTCGCCCCGTCCCTTTGCGGTGGACCTTGTATGTCTTCCCGGCATATTCAACGGATTCAGGAACGGGCGGTTCGTCCGGTTTGACTCCGCTACGCAGCTTCTTCGCCAGCGCGAAAAGCAAGTGTTGAAGGGTCTTGTACTCCTTTTTCTGAATCCGAATCCCTTCGCGCTCCACCATCGCCTCCAAAGCCTTTTTTCCACCCTTAGGTATTTTCTGATACCAAACCCAGTTTTCGATCTCGTGGCCGATATATTTCTCTATCGCCTCGCGCGTGTCCCTGACGTGATACGGTGCGAAGTCATGCGCGATCAGCCCCGGGTTGCAGATCACCGCTTCGACAACATGCTGCTCAATCTTCGCTAGGTGCGCTGGCCGAGGCGTTGATTTGAAGACTCGGATTTCCGCATCGAGGCCAGCTTGCCGCGCCGTGTCGCGCATTTCCCGCTGCATATTCATGGCCCGTTGGAAATCGACCAATGAAGGAAGGTTCGCCCTCGGTGGAGCGCCAGCGGCGGTTGTTTGCGCGTATCGCGCCGCTACATTTGAAAGTGTCAATCGTCAATGACTCCGCCGGGCGACGTTAGCGCGTCGCCCGGCATTTTTTGTTGCTGATTAGGCCGCTGCTGCCGTGAAGGCGCGTTCCAGCTCCGATTTCCGAAACAAAAGTTTTGCGCCCATCCGAATCGCTGGAATCCGGCCCTCTGCCGTGAGATGGTAAACGGTTCGCGCGGGAAGCCCGAGATAGTCAGCAGCCGCCTTCGCGCCGTCGAGCAAGTCATTCTTCAATTCACTCAATTCTTCGACCTTTCCACAAGATTTAGCCACCCCCGATGGATGACCCACCACCATAGTATTGCGCGGAATTCGCGCGGCAAGGGCGTAGCATCCGAAGTGAAACGCAATACCGCCGTATGAGCACGCTTTGACGCAATTAGATTGACTTGCTCTGGATCGGTCGGACCGATTCGACGTAGGAGAACGGAATGGCAACGATTCGTAAACGTGAATGGACCAGCCCCAAGGGCGAAGAGAAAACCGCTTGGCTGGTCGATTACCGCGATGGCAGCGGGGCGCGGAGGTTTAAGCAGTTCAGCCGGAAGAAAGACGCAGACGCGTGGCTGACAAGCGCGGCGTGGCAAGTGTCTCAAGGGACACATACGCCGGATTCCCAGAGCATTACAGTTGCCCAAGCTTGCGACATCTGGATCGCAGCGGCGGAGAGCAAGGGGCGTGAACGCGGCACCATCCAACAATACCGGCAGCTCGCCGACCTCCACATCGCGCCGCTGATCGGGGCCGAGAAGCTGTCCCGTCTCACCCAGCCCAAAGTTGCGGCTTTCGTCGATAAACTATTGGAAGCGCGATCACGAGATATGACACACAAAGCGGTCCGGGCGTTGGCGCGCGTTTTGGGAGAAGCCCAGCGGCGGGGCTTGATTGCGCAGAATGTTGCTGCCGGAGTTAAGGTTGAGCGATCGTCCCGCGAAAAGGCGAAGGTCGAGATTCCCGGCAAGGACGAATTGCGCGCCCTGATCGAGCATGCCGACGCGGATATGAAGCCGCTGGTTATGACGGCAATTCTCACCGGCCTTCGAGCATCAGAGCTTCGTGGCCTCCGCTGGGCCGATGTCGATTTCAAGGCTGCCACGATTTCGGTCAACCAGCGAGCGGATAAGTTTTGCCAACTAGGTCCGCCCAAGTCGAAAGCAGGCTATCGCACAATCCCGATAGGCGCGGCGCTCGTGAAAGCGCTGAAGGAATGGAAACTGCGCTCCCCTAAAGGCGAGCAGGGCCTCGTGTTCCCGAACCGGCAGGGCGGCGTGCAGGATTACGGCAACCTCTTGCGTCGGCGCTTTTACGGTTTGCAGATCGAAGCTGGTCTCGCTGATCCTGTCATAGAGAAGGGAAAGCCTAAACTGGACGACAAGGGCAGGCCGGTGATGACGCCGCGCTATGGCATCCACGCTTTGCGACACGCCTGCGCGAGCGGATGGATCAAGCAGGGGGTGGACCTCAAACGCTTGACCACTTGGCTGGGGCATTCGAGCGTTCAAATGTCCATCGACGTTTACGGGCACCTGCTCTCTGACCCAGACGGCGACGCTGCGCTGGTCAATGCTGCCCACGCTGAATTGCTTGGATAGGTGGAACATAGATGTAACATGGGTGGACGAAACCCGCATAAAACCTATATTACAAAAAGACTACGAATCTGGGGGTCGGACGTTCGAATCGTTCCGGGTGCGCCATTTCAGTACAGAACCACTAACGCCGAATGCCGCCGATTTCCCGCTGGAAGCGGCAACCAGCGTGCGTAGCAGTTCCGCTTTCGATCCCATGATGCGAACTTCGTCGTCAGCGACCTCAACGCGCTGCGCCAGGGCGCGAAGGTGCTCGCGCCGATAGCCGCCCTCTTCGAGCCGAAGTCCTGCGCGCGCGGCGCTGGATAGCGAATCGAGCATGTCGACGGTGATCGTCTGATTGCCGGAGCTATCCAGCGTCGCCTGCAACCGCTCGGCTTCGGCCTTCGCCTGATCGCGAATCGCCTTGAGGCTGGTCATCCGCTCTTTCAGGTTCTCGTCGTTCAAATCGGCAAGGCCGGCTTCGATCGCGTCATAGAGACGATTGAGCCGTGCTTCCGTTTCCGTGACGCGCCGGTTGATTTCGGCGAGTTGTTCCCGACGGCGCTCGGCACGATCGCTGCGACGGTCGAGCAGACTGGAGAGGATCTTTTCCAGGCGCGCGGGCACCAACAGGCGCTCGTCCAGATGGTTCGCGACCAGATCGTCGAGCTTCCCCATCTGGATCGTGCGGCCGACGCAGCCGGTCTTGCCCTGCCGGGCCTTGGTCGAGCAGGTGTAGTAGCGATATTCAGCGCCCGTGCTTCCCCTGCCGGTGCGCAGCGTCATCGCGCCCCCGCACTTCGAGCAAAAGCAGATGCCCGTCAGTAGGGTCGGCCCGCTGGTGACGCGGGCGGGCACCAAGCTCGGGTGACGAGATTTCAACCGGGCCTGCACCAAGTGGAAGACTTCGCGCTCGATGAGCGGCGGCACCTCCATGATCGCGACTTCGCTCTCCGGCTTCTTCTCCCGGTTCTTATGAGTGCGCGTGTTGAAGCGATGCTGGCCGATATAGGTCGTGCGGGTGAGGATCGCGTGGATTTGCGCGAGGCCCCAGCGCCCGCCGTCGCGGGTGAACAGGCGGCGTTCGTTGAGATAGCAGGTGATCGCCTTGACGCCCAAGGGGCCGGTGTTGCCGTCCCCCTCAAGGAACAGGCGATAGATCATCCGCACGGTCTCGGCGTGCAGCGGATCGATCTCCAGCTTCTTCTTGGTCTTCGATCCCCGCTGCTCGGCCGCGATGATGCGGTAGCCGATCGGCGGCCGCGCGCCGTTCCAGAAGCCTTGCCGTGCATTCTCGTTCATGGCGCGCAGGACGTGCTTGGCGTTTTCCTTCGACTGATATTCGTCGAACAGGGCCATGATCTGCCGCATCATGACGTGCATGGGGTCGTCGCCCATCTCCTGTGTGATGGAGACGAGCTTGACGCCGTTCTTGGCGAGCTTGCGGACGTAGAACTCCAACTCGAAGTGATCGCGGAAGAAGCGCGAGAAGCTGTGAACCACGACGACATCGAACGGCGCGGGCTTGCTGGTCCCGTCTTCGATCATCCGCTGGAACTCGGGGCGCTTGTCGTTGGTGGCGGATGCGCCGGCCTCAACGAAGGTCTCGACAAGCTCATAGCCGCGCGCGGCGCAATAGGCTTCGCCCTGCTTGCGCTGATCGGGGATCGACACGTCATGCTCGGCCTGGCGCGTCGTGGAGACACGCAGATAGAGGGCGGCGCGCAGGGCGACATGCGGGGACTGAATGTTCAT